CGGGCGTTGCCAGAGAGAGCGTCGTGGTCGCGAGGTTCGTGCCGGACGAGATGTTGCCGATTTGGCCGTAGCCTTCGCGATACAGCTTCGCGCTGTACGAGGCCATGGTCGCATCCATGATGCCGTCGATTTGCGCCACGAACTGGTCGTAGAAGGCGCCCATCTTGTCGCCGGCAGCGGCCATCAGAAGGCCGTCGATGGTCGCGTACCCGTAGTCGCGGTACCAGTCGAGAGCGAATTGCTTCACGCGGGTAAAGCCGTACGTGGCGTCCGTGCCCTTCGACTGGGCCGTGCCGAACGTCTGAGAGCGGGCCGGGCTGTTGCCGACGCGCGCGGGGAAGACAGGGTTGGAGCCCGAGTACTTCTTCTTCCGCATCATCGCGGCGAGCGGCCCCTTGGACCAAGTGACTTCGCCGATGAAGCTGTCGTCGTAGCGCTTCTTCAGCGCGCCGAGCAGGTTGGTAAACGTTGAACCAGTGGACATCGCAGAACCTCACAGAAAAGGGTGGTGGTCTCACCACGGTCCCTTTCGGGTGGTTGCGATGTCGCTGGGCTTTTAACCCGGCGCTGGGAGGCGGTTTCGGTTCCTCCCACCGTAGACGCTCAAAAGCGTACCACGACTACCAGCCAAATTCGCGCTTGATGGCGGCGTCCCGGTCTTCCCGGTCGAGCGGCAGCTTTCGCCCGTTCGCCCCGGGCTTGGGCGCCACGCGCTGCCCCATCGCCGGGCGTTTCGCCGCGGGCTTCCCGGTGCCCTGGCCTTGCTCCTTGGCGAAGACCTCTGGGTAGGCGGTTCGGTAGTGCTCCACGACACGCTCTGCCGCTTTGCGCACGATGGCAAGGCTGTTGGCGGGGCGCCCAGCCTCTTCCCACATCTGCTTGGCCACGGCGGTCACGAGGTGCATGCCGGCGGGCTGGCCGTCAGAGTGAACGGGGCCCACGATCTTCTCGACCGCCTTCACGACGCCAAGGTCCATGTCGCTCGTCATCGTCACGATGGCCCCGTGCATCTTCTGGTAGGTTTGCTGCGCGATGGCCGCCTGTTTGGCCTGCTCCTCCGCCTGCAGCTTCTTCTCCAGCTCCGCGACGCGCTGGTCGGTCGAGGGCGGCGCGCCAGCCGGCAGCGTGACCTCGTCTTTGCCGAGCAGAATGGCCTCGGCGAGCTGCTGGCGCTGTTCCTCGGTCGTGATGCCCAGGGCCGCCAGCCGCGCGCCAATGGGCCCCGTGGTGAAGCGGGCCAGCTGCTGCTCAAGCTGCTGTCGCTGCGTGCGCTCTGCCGCGGCCACCTCCTCCGCCTTGAGCTTGGCTTTCTCCGCCCGAATGCGCTCCAGGATGGCTCGCGCCTTGGGGGGCTTGGGCGCCGGCTTGTCCGCCGCTTCCTGTTTTTCCTCCTCGGTCGCTTCCTCAGTCTCGCCCTCGGCGGCTTGTTCTTCGGTCGCCTGCTCTTCGCTAGCGGTCTCCGAGGCGGGCGTCTCGGCCTGCTGCTCACCGTCACCCGCGGCCGCGGCTTCACCGACTGACGTGGCGTCTCCCTCGTCGGCCGGCGTCTTCCACTTGATGACGAGCGGGCCAGCGGCCTCAGCTGCCATCGTGCCGATCTTGCCGGCCATCTCCTTGGCCACCGGCGCAGCCGCGCTGCCCGGGGCGGGCGGCGAGCTCACGGGCGGGGGCGCTGCTGCTGCCGCAACCTCTGCCGCCGACACTGCTCCTGCCTCTCGCTTTGCCATGGTCTCTCCTTACGCCTGTACCGGGGCGCCACCGGGTTGCTGCTGTTGCGGTTGAGCGGCGGCCACGGCCTGCGGGGCTTGGCCTGCCTGTTGCGCTTGAGCTTGGGGGGACTGGGCTTGCGCCTGGGCCTGCGCCTGGGCGACTTGCTGCGTCGGTGTGCATGCATCGACAAACCGGCGCAGCATGGCGAGGTTCTCTTCGGGAAAGTCGCTCCCTTGCGCCTCGGCCAGCATGTAGCGGTTCTTGGCGTAGTTGCCGAACGCCACGGGGTCCACGTAGGGGTTCGGCGCGGTGTACTTTCCCTCGCGCAAGATGCGGTCGACGGTCGATTCCATCAGGTAGGACTGCGCCAGCTGAAGGTCCATGACCGGCGACAGGTCGGGTAGGCGAAGCACCTTCATCGCCTCTTCCTTCGTGAGCATCTGCGCCTGGATGAGCTCCTGCGCTTTCTGCACCTTGGCCGCCATGCTATTGCCGAAAAGCGACGACGGGAACGGGCGGATGTGGAACTCGCTGGTGAGGTCGTCGAAGACCATGCGCTTCCACGTCTTCTCGGTCACCACGACCCACTTCGGCTTGCGCCCGGTGATCTGGGCTTCACGCCGCGTGAGACGCCACCACCACTTGGCCGAGCGCGCGGAGAGCTGCTCCCAAATCTGGGAGTAGATGGCGAGCCGGTCGGTCTGCAGCTCGGTCGCCTCGCGAATCGCCACCGCGCTGTTGAGACCCGCCTGCTTCTGTCCAGCGGCGATGAACTGCGAGACGCCGATGGTCTCGTACGCCCACTTCTTCAGCAGCTCGGGGTACTGATAGCGCTCGGGGTTCACCGCCGGCGGCGTCACCACCTCGGGTTTCTGGTTCGTATAGCGGACGACCTTTGTGTACGCGTTGTCCAGCTTTTGCGCGTTCGCCTCTTCGTCCTGTACGAGGTAGATGAGCGCGGAGCCGGCGGCGTGAGCCTCCATGAGCAGCGTCTGCTCGTTGTACAGCTCGATTTGAATTCCGCGGATGGGCGTCACCACGCCGATGCCCCACATGCCCACCACGCCCTCGTCGGCGGCGATGATTTCGACCGGTAGCTCCTCCCACTCCCAGCCCTCATCGAGCACGACAGATTCGCCGATGACCATACAGTGACGGCCGGGCGAGTAGTCGTCGTCCCCTTCCTCGCCGATGCACGTTGCCCATGCCTCCACGCAGCGGATGACCTCGCGGCCGGGCCACCAGATGACGCCGGGCGGGTTCGTATTGGGCGCGCCGTTCAGTTCCTGCTCACCAAGGCCGTACTTGCGCGCCACCGACTCCTTGGGCAGATACTGCACGTGATAGACGCAGCGGGGGCGCCCGTAGATGCTGTCCGCGTCGTCGTAAATGAACTCCCACGACGGGAAGCGCTGAGCGACCGCCTTGCCGTTCTCGTCGATGCCGTGCTTCAGCGCGCCGCCATCGGCAACGAGAGCATCGCGGAAGGCCAGTGACGCCTGCTGCTGCCAGCGCATGTCTTCGTGGGCCGCATCGCACATGCCCTGCATGTCCTCGGCTGCCTTCTGCGCCAGATGGTCGCCACCGTCAGGCAGAAACTCGGCGCGCGGGCGAAACGAACAGATGCGATTGCGGATGCTGTCGACGATGGACTTGCAGACGTTGAAGTAGAGCGTGTCCGCGTTCCACAGCCGCTCGTAGCCGATTTGCCCGAGCTGGTAGAGGCTCGTGAGCTTCGTGCCAAGGTAGAGCTCCCAGTTGTTGAGAGCATTGGCGCGTCGCTGGGTCTCCACAACGCCGTTTTCGCGCTCCTCCACGTAGTTCTGCAGCGTCCGTGCGAATTCCATCCGCTCGGGCTTGGCGCGCTCTTCTTGGCTGACCACGCCGTCCTCGGCCGGCTCGCCGAGGTCGTACCACATTGCACTCGTATCCATCAGACGACCCTCCGAATCATGCGGCGCTCCTGCTCTTCACGCGCAAGCTGCGCGAAAAACTCGTCTGCCACCTTGTCGCGGCCCTGCTGCTCTTTGGGCAGCTCGCGCAGCAGCTTGCGGGCGTAGCGAAATGGGTAAAGCCACGCGTCGCAGGCGTCGCTGTGATATCCCTTCTCGTCGATTTTGCCGCGATTGCCCCAGCGCACGCGAAGCGCGTCCTTGATGACGGCAGAGCCCGGCTCGACCGTGTGGCGCCCGTTGTCCATGTCGCTGTTGAGCACCTCGATGTGCTCGAGCTTGCGGTCCTTCTCGGCGGCGACCCATGTGAGCCCCGGGCACTCGCTGCGGAAGGTCTCGATGATTTTTTTCCCGAGGCCGCCCTCGTCGCAGATGACCTCTCGGGCACCGACCTGCACGGCCAGCTCCTTCACGCGCGCCAAGAGCTTGCTGTTCGTCTGGCCACGCGCCTGCTCGACGTGGCGGAGATGAGTGGTCTGCCTGTCGGCGCTCACACCCACCGCGGCCAGCGCGTCGTTGTCGTTGAACCCGAGGTCCAGGCCCAGGACCGTGCGATACCACGGCTCGTTGCGTGACTTGACAGCTTCGTCCGGGATGCGGAAGACGAGGCGCTCTGGGTCAACCACCCACTCGCCAAGCCACTCACGCTTGTAAGCCGGCGTGCCTGGCTTCAGCTTGAGGCGGTCGGCGAGCTCGGCGAACGGGTCTCGCCCCTTGAAGAATGGGTTTTGCGCCGCCGTCCAGTGGTGCTTGTTGCTCCACACCGGCCCGGTCACGGCGTCGAAGAACAGGCCGTCCGCAGTGATGCCAGGCGTCCCGGTCATCACGACGTCACCGCCGAAATCGAGCAACGTCGGCAAGAGCGACTCCTGAACGAAGTACTCGAACCAGTCGGGACCAAGCTGAGCCTCATCAATCCAGACGAGGTGATACTTCTTGCCGCGGAGCTTGTCGGCCTGCTTGCGCGTGGCGAACCCGGCGAAGTCGAGCACGCCCGGTCCGCACGTCCATTGAAGGTCGCTCCAATGCTCGACCAGTCCAAGGCCAAGCTCGCGGTTCCAGCGCGCGAGGTCGTCCCAGAGAATGTCAACCGCGTCGTCGATGGTTGGTCCCACGAAGATGCAGCGAGCGTCGGGCCGGCGCTTCCACGTCCGCTTCGCCCGAGCGATGAAGGTCGTGGTCTTGCCGGCGCGTCGACCCGTGCACGCCGCGGTGAGCGCGCTCGGGTCCTCGCAGAGTGCCCGCTGCTCAGGGCCCAGGAGCGCCAAGAGCCGCTCGTAGCCGTCGTCTCGCGGCAGGCTGCCGCC